ACCGGCAAAATCTTCTTCCCCAGCAAGAAGATCATGAGCGAGATCAAGCGGGTCAACCGCGAGGTCACCTTCAAGGGCTACCGCTACCATGTCGGCGAAAACTTCCGCGCCACGACCCTCGAACAAGTCCGGCGCGACATCGACGCCGAACTGCGCATCTTCGAGGAACCCGTCGCGCATGGGGTCTACGCCATCGGGGTCGACCCGGCCTATGGCCAGAACGAATACAAGGACAGCCACACCATCGAGATCCTGCGCTGCTACGCCGACCGCACCCTGCAGGTCGCCGAGCTCGCCACCCCCGACGTCGAAACCTACCAGCTGACCTGGATGCTGGCCCACCTCGCCGGCGCCTACCGGAACTGCATCATCAACCTCGAAATCATCGGCCCCGGCGCCACCGTCATGACCGAGTTCCGCCACCTCAAGCAGCTGGTGATCGAGGGCAAGCTCGACATGGAAAACGAGTCGGGCAAGTGGACCGAGGTTCTGAGCAATGCCCGCTGGTATATGTACAACAAGCCCGATTCGATGGGCGCCGGGTTCGTCTACAACTGGAAGACGAACAGCGACAACAAGCAGATGATTCTCAACAAGCTGCGCGACGAGTTCAGCCAGGGGAAAATCCGCATCCAGTCCCGCCCGGCCTTGCGCGAGATGGAAAAGGTGGTCCAGGACGGGGCCCAGATCATGGGCGGCGGCAGGTCCAAGGACGATCGGGTGTTCGGCCTGGCGCTCGCCAACGAAGCCTATACCCGCTGGCTGCGGTCCTCGCTGATCACCAACGGCCAGACCTACGCCGAAGTCTGCCGGCAAGAGGAAGCCCGGGCCAAGCACAACCCCACCGGCATGGTCCCCTATGTCGTCCAGGACTTTTTCAAACGCCGGGACGCCGAGCGCTTCGACCGCTCTATCCGCGAGATGGAAAACTACTGATGGCTTGGTGCCCGCCCAAGCATCTCGTTCCGATGCTGGTCGAACATCACTATCTGGGACCCATCGACCGCGGGGCGGGGTGGATCGACGAATATGGCTGCATCGTCATCGCCAAGCCGACCTCGCGGCGGATTCCCCAACACTGGATCGAACTCTCGCGCTGGTGCCTGCTCGGCCAGAAGAACGGCGGCAGCCGGCAATGGAAGGCCTTCGTTCGCGCCCTGCGCCACGCCCGGCCCGACATCACCACCATCGTCAGCTATTCCGACCCGAGCCAGGGCCACACCGGGGCGCTCTACCGCGCCTGCAACTGGTGGTGGGCGCCGACCTGGCTGCGGCTGCGCCCGCCGCCGAGCGGCCATGGCACCTGGAAGGACGGTGACGCCCAGGGCATCAAAGACCGCTGGGTCTTTGCCGTGCTCCCCGAACCCGGGCGAGAGTCGATCCTCCGAATCCACGACGACGCCATCCTCAAACGCTGGCCATGGGCCGACTATCGCGAACCGGGCGGTGTACCGTATAAACGCTTTGTCCTAGAGTCACAGCCGGGGCTGGCGGGCTCCGCATAGGAGCCGCCATGGTCACCCGCACCTACCGCTGCCCGTCCTGCGAACAGCGCTTCCGCGTCTTCGGAATGGCTGCCGATGACGGCGCACCCCCCTGCCCCAAATGCAACTGGCAGGAATCCGAGTGGGTGCCCGAGGCGATCGCCATCACCGGCTCGCGCTCCAAGGCGATCGACATCACGCAGCAAATCGCGGAGAAACAATTCGGCCTGACGAACATGGCCGACAATCTGCGCGAGGGCGACGTCGCGGTTCCGCTCAACCCGACGCAATCGAAGATGGCCGAGAACTTCTGGGGCGGGGCGAAAGAGAACACCGGGGCTGCCATCCCCGCGGCCCAGGTCATGGGTGCGGCCAGCCAGTGGGCCGGCCAGTCCCGACGCGAGGGCTACGACCCGATCACGCTCGCGTTATCGCACAAGCGCCAGCCCCAGCTACGCCAGACCCGGCTCGGCCCCGACATCGTTCGCCAAGACCTCGGCATCCCGAAGGAGTGAACAGCCATGTTCCTTAAATCGGGCAAGGATTTCGATCGCCAGGTCGACGACCTGATCGACGAATGCGAAGTGTCCAGGAGCCAGCGGATCGCCACCTCGCGCTTCTGGAAACAGGTCTATCTCTCGGGGCGGATCGGCGGCGAGAGCAACGACGCCGCGCAGTACAACAAAATCTACGCCCATGTCTGCGAGCTCCAGTCCCAGCTGTTCAGCGCCGCCGACGTCCGCTCGACCCTGGTCTACGACACCCCCCAGGACGATCGCATCCTCGACATGGCCGAGAGCGCCAGCACCTACCTCGGGCGCGAAGTCGCCGACCGCAACATGGATACCCTGTTCGACGACTGCCTCGAGTGGAGCCTGGTCAAATCCTGGTGCGCGATCAAACTCCGCTGGGACAAGAACGGCCTCGCCGGCGGGCTGTGCCAGAACGAAGCCTTCGGGGTCCTCAACGAAACCCTGCCCTCGCTCGACGACCAGGAAGCCTTTCTGCATACCACCTTCCTCTCCCCCGACCAGCTCTGGCGCCTGGTCGGCGAACGGGCCGACGGGCGCGAGATCATGCGCGCGGCGCTCGGCGCCCAGCAACGGACCAAGGACGGCGAGGAAGAAACCCAGGACGGATCGTTCTTCCATCAAATCGTCATCGGCGGGGTCCAGCCCGTGGCCACCTCGGGCCCGACCAACCCCTCGGGCGGCATCGTCTCGGTCATCGGCGGGCCCGTGCCCCTGGTCGCCCCCACCTACCGCCAGCAATTGATCCGCTTCGATGAACTCTGGATCGTCGACGGCGAGCGCGACGACTACACCACCATCCAACGGGTCTGGCCCAACAAGGTCATCGAGGGCAAGGTCGAGCGCCGCAACCTGTTCCTGCAGGGCACCGACATGCGCGGCCAGCACCCCTTCGCCGATCTCTGCACCCTGCCGATGGACAACTACTTTTGGGGCCGGTCCGAGCTCCAGCAAATCACGCCGCTGCAGGACTTGATCAATAAGCGGATCAACGATTTCGAGCGCATTTGGCGCAAGCAAGCCCGCCCGCCCAAGAAGGTGCTCGGCATCATGGGCGTGACCGAGGAAAAAATCCGCAAGCTGAACGCGCCCGACGGCTGGATCAGCGACGACAATCCGAATAGCAAGATCGAGGACATGATTCCCCAGCTGCCCCAAGGCGCGTTCGAGGAATTTCAGGCGATCCTCGAGTGGTTCGGCGACATGGCCGGCCTCAGCTCGATCATGCAGGGCAAGGGCGAGCCAGGCGTCAGAGCCGGGACACATTCAAAGACCCTGCTGCGCCAGGCGTCGGCCCGGGTGAAGAAGCGGGCGCTCCTGGTCGAACGCAAGCTCGAGGAATATCTGCAGAAGTGTTTCCTGCTGATGCAGGCCAAAATCCCCGACAACGTCGTCACCCTCGACGGCAAGGGGCGATACACCCTCAAACAATTGCCGGCGGGCTTCTCGGTCCGCGTCGACGGCCACAGCGCCAGCCCGGCGTTCACCGACGATAACCGCGAGCTCTCGTTCGCGCTTCACGAAGCCGGCGCGGTCGACGCCGAGGACTTGCTGACATTGACCAACCCCCCGCATCTGGATACGTTGTTGCGGAAAGCGAAGGCGCGGGCCGCGCAGCAAGCCGAGATGGCACAACAGCATCCCGAATTGCTCGCGGCGCGTGGCGGCAAAAAGCGCTGACGCCACCTAAACCCGACTTGCCCATTGGGGGCGGGTCAATACTGGTGGAGGCCAGCATGGCACGTCGTCGCCGCCGTGGTCGTCGGCGCGGTCGTCGGAAGTAGACGGTCGCCCTATGGTCGATAGCCTGCCTTCCTCAATCACTGGTTCACCGCCGATGGGAAGCCAGCCTGCCACGCAGGCCACGGGCAACCCTGGCAACGCCGTTGCCGCCAGTGCCAAGGTAAGGCAGGCCATCGACCTGCTTTCCGATTCGATTATCGACCTGCCCGACGAGCTCAAGCGCGCGGTGCAGGATGCCGTCGAGAAGTTGCGGCCCAAGTTTCCCGGCGGGCCCGCGACCCAGCAAATCGACGAGAACGCGCTTCGGCAATTTATGCAGGACAAGGCAAAGAATCCGGGCCTCGATCGGCTCGCCGCCGGAATGCAGGGCGCAGGCCCACCTGGCGCTGGGGGCCCCGCCGGCGGCGGGCTGCCAACGCCACCCCCCGGTATGATGTAGGAGGAACCCGTGCCCAACCCGAATTTCCCAGGCCCCAACATGAACCGCGTGATCGACACCGATCCGCAAATCGTGAAGGTGCCGATGGACCACGCCGAGTTCGGCGCCCGCAAGTCGGCGCAGCCGAAGAACCTGCAAAATGAGATGGCACTCCAGCACGTCAAGAATCAGGGTTAACCCCCAAGGGGAATCGATATGCCCGAGCTGCCGCCCAACCACGTCGCCATCGACCAGGCCACCGCGGATAA